AAATACCGGTATTACGACCATCACCAGGATCAATTCCAGGACCATATGGTATCGATTGGCGATAACCAGAAGGAATCAAATCATTACTAGCGGTTGCTAATTCTAATTCACCAGGTATAGAAAAATAAGGCCAATTGGTATAATTACTCCATTCATTCCTTAAATTGACATCATTTCGTTGTAAATAAAACATCCAATTTGAAACCATCCCATTTGAATAAATTTGCAATTTTCTTGTTCCGGTAACGTTCTCAAAATTGTATTGAAAAACATCCTTCACCAAATAAACTTGGTCTTGACTTGCAAATAATTCCGTCTCTTCTTTTGATAAAAAACAATAAGTCGCTAATAAATGAATGTCGGCATTCCAAACCGATACTTTATTTTGATAATTATCCGGAATTAATATAGACGATGGTGGAGTTTGTAAAAATCGATACATTTGAAATTGAGGTTGAGTAAAATCTGGCTGCACATAAGGATACAAATTTTGAAAATCAAACACATCACGTACTTGAAATAATTCTTGTATAGGACGCAGTGTAACTGTTATAACAAGCTCATTATATTGAAGTGCAGCAAGTGGAAACGCACATTGGCTATTCAGAGTAAACCATGTATTGATGGGTACATAAATATTACGTCCGCGAATAGAAGGTTCTGCACCTGTGTTTTTTTTCGTATACCAAGCAGTAGGATATGTATTTGCTCGTCCGTTATTATTTGCTGGATCATTAAATTCAGCGATATTACCAGACATATTATTAAAAAGATTTTTTTTTTCTTCACTGAAATCTCTCTCTACTTGCGCAGTTAAATATTCCCCTGTATATTTTTGTAGCGTCAATGAACCACACGTTATTTCAATTTCTTTTATCATAAGAGTACCTAAATTTTTGATCCATCTAAAATCATAAGCAGTCCAAGATTTACCAGTTTGATCACTAGGATGATGAAGTGGACTCCAAATGTCTGGTAATGTAACTACCAAATAAGTGTCCATCAGTAAGTCAGCATAGCGAGGAATTTTGAATTGAAATACGGATGGTTCTGTTAAACGTAAATCTCTAGAACCGTCATAATCAATGCGAAATTTTTGTAGACCGAAATTTGTATATTTTGAATAAGTAACTTTGAAAAAGGTCTTACTCGGATTTCCTGTTAATATTGAACTATTGTTTCCTACAGATATAATATTTAGTAATCCTCCTGCCATTATAATTTATAGATAGATTATTTCATTATATTATTATCGCCCTATATTTTATTATTTATGAAATTAACTAGAACATTTTTTATTTTATTATGTCTATTATTTGTCTTATGTACAATATTATATTCACTTCAGAAAAACTTCATACAAGAAGGATTAACGGGAGATGATCCAGTATCTCTTGCTGAAGCTCAAAAATTTGACAATGATAGAAAATATGGTAATAAAGCTTCGTACATAAAAATTCTACCTCTTAAAAACTTTGTTTTATCGTCAAACAACAATGAAGGAATTGCTGCCGCTTATCCAAATTTGTCTTCGTTACCTATATGTCAATATACTGTAAAATCATCATATAACAGTGCATGTTCTGGATCGAGTGGAAATATATCAAACGAAATGTTGAAATATGTTTTATCTAGAGGTTGTCGATTTATTGATCTCGAAATTGCCAATGTTAGCGGTGTTCCGTATGTAGTATCACCGAATTATAATTCAGTAGTCAGTATTGATACAACAAAAATCGTCCCATTAAGTAATATTTTACAAACGGCAGTTACATATGGTATAACAAATTCTCCTGGTTCTGCGCCGAACTACAGTGATCCGTTGTTTGTACATATGCGTATTCATCCGGATCCTAGTTATAATTTAATTTATCAAGATATTGCATCTTCTATACAGCAAAACATCGGTTCAAATTTGTATCAGCATCCTACTATTAAAAGTGGATTTGTTCCCACTGTTGATATTGAACCATTTACTACAAATAAACCAAATAAAGTAGTAACTACAAATAAACCAACTGCAACACCTACGACAAATTCAACAAATAACAGAATTGATATCAATAAAACAAAAATGAGCGATATTATGGGAAAAGTAATTATTTTGCTTGACAATAATTATGATCCGAATTGGAGAACTAAATCAAAATGCGATTCGAAAAAAAAGAATTGTTATGATTTGAATAATTTTGTCCATATAGAAACTGGAATAGAAACCGCAACCATAAATTCACCGACAACAATATTAAATCAGTCAAAAATACCGATTAATATAGGAAACGATGGAATATCAAGTATGAACCAAAATTTACAATTTATTTTTCCAGATAGTGATATGGCTATATTGAATCAGACAAAAGGTTCAAATGCATCAAAAACGTCAAATCCTGATTTTACAAATATCATGTTGAATTGGTCTTGTAATTTCATTACCAATTGTTTTTATAAACAGGACAATAATCTACGTGCATATGAAGATTTCTTCAATGAACAACAAACAGCTATTGTGCCTTTTTCTTATGTGAAAAATTATTATACTCAACAACAAATTGATAATACGATTCAATAATATTTCTACTGTTATTATATATTCAATAATATAAATATATGATAAATCATAGAAAAAAATACAATGCAAAATATTGCAACGATAATATGACATTCGAAGAATGTGAACTAGCTATTTTACGAAACGCCGTAGACGAAACGGAGAAATTACAAGGTGAAAAATTGGCAAAAAGTGAAGATGTAGTAAAAATTATATCAATTTTAGAGAACTTTTTAATACGCAAAAAATTAATATGTTACGGAGGTACTGCTATCAATAACATTTTACCAAAATATGCGCAATTTTATGATCATGACGTAGAAATACCAGATTACGATTTTTATTCACCGAATGCATTATACGATGCAAAAGAATTGGCCGATATATATTTTAATTCGGGATATTTAGAAGTAGAAGCGAAGGCCGGGGTTCATTACGGTACATACAAAGTATTTGTTAATTTTATTCCCATTGCTGATATTACAGAATTGCAACCCATGATATTTAAACAAATAAAAAAAGAAGCAATCTCTGTCGCGGGAATTTTGTATGCTCCTCCTAATTTTCTCAGGATGAATATGTATTTGGAATTGTCAAGACCCGCCGGGGATGTTTCGCGATGGGAAAAAATATTGAAACGTCTTACATTATTGAACAAATTTTACCCTTTGAAACCAGATGTCGATTGCGAAACAATTGATTTTCAAAGACAAATGGAAACACACATGGAAGATAGTGAAAAAATATATTATACTGTAAGAAATGCTTTTATTGATCAAGGAGTTATTTTTTTCGGAGGATATGCAACTAGTTTGTATTCACGATACATGAGTAAACAACAAAAACATTTGGTCAAGAACATCCCGGATTTTGATGTTTTATCCGAAGAACCCGATAAATGCGCTTTAATTGTAAAAGAAAGATTGAATCAATCCGGATTTCGCAATGTAAAAATTAAAAATTATAAAAAAATAGGTGAAATTATACCAAAACACATACGTATTGACGTAAACGGAGAAATTGTTGCATTTATTTATAAACCTATTGCTTGTCATAGTTATAATAAGATAGAAATCGCTGAACGTGAAGTTCATATTGCTACTATTGATACCATATTAACCTTTTATTTGGCTTTTACCTATGCGGATTTACCATATTATGACAATGAACGATTATTATGTATGGCCAATTTTTTATTCGAAGTGGAAGAAAATAATCGTCTTGAACAAAAAGGTATTTTGAAGCGTTTTAGTATTGATTGCTATGGAAAGCAAAAAGGTCTGGAAGACATACGCGCAGAAAAAGCTGAAAAATTTAGAGAACTATCTGGCAATAAATCATCGAATGAATATCAAAGCTGGTTTTTAAAATATAGTCCAGCGGATTACAAAACGCGCAAAGTTCAAAAAAACCTGCGAAAAACCGTAAAAAAACATCGAAACCGAAAAACTAGTCGCAGTGATTTTTTAATTTAGGAATGTGAAAATTTACGCGTTATATATTTATCGATGTGAAATAATATCTCTATTATTATTATTATTATTATTATTATTATTATGAAATTATTAATAAATAGGAATTATTTAATTATTGCTATTTTTTCATTGTTGTTGTTTGTAATATTATATAATGTTTTTATGATGAGTCCTATATATGAAAATTATACACCAACACCACTTGCAACTGAATTAACTCTTGGTAATACTGTCACATATACACTTTCAAAAGATGGGAAATACAAAACTGACATAACTTTACAAGATTTAACTTATTCTTCTGCGAAAATTAATTATAGGTTGATCACAACTAATTGTAGTTATATAATTACTATAACCGATAATAATAATAATAAAATTGATTATTCTTACAATCATTCTACTAATAAGTACGGCAAAACTGAAACTTCAGCAGAACTTAGGAGTGGTTCACCACTACAACCCAATATCATAAGTGAATTTGGTAGTGTCTATAATTATTCTTTAAATATTACTAACTTAAAGCCAAAAACAAAATATAATATTAATATTTTAGCAAAGGATAGTAATGGGACACAGTTTTTTTCATTAAACTATTCTTTTACTACTACCGTGACACCTACCATGACACCTACCATCACACCTACCATGACACCTACCATGACACCTACCATGACACCTACCA